GTCGGTTACACACAGTCGCGTAAATCAGGTTTTCCGACAATTAGGATTTTCGTTATGAGTGATATCAAATTAGAAAAGGTAAGCATAGGTGATTTGACTCCTGATCCTGAGAACGCAAGGTTACATGACAAGCGTAATATCGAGGCTATTGCTGGGTCACTGAGTCGCTTTGGTCAGCGCAAGCCGATAGTAATATCTGGTAATAATGTCATCGTGGCTGGTAATGGTACGGTCACTGCTGCTAAACATCTGGGCTGGTCTGAGGTCGTAGCTGTTCGAGTTCCACAGGACTGGTCACCTGAGCAGATCAAGGCGTATGCGTTGGCTGATAATCGTACAGCTGAACTGGCTGAGTGGGATGCGCGTGTTTTGGCAGATCAGTTAATAGAGCTGGATGGTCAGGGCTGGGCTGTAGAGGAGTTCGGCTTCTTACCGTTATCTCCTGACATAGTCGAGGATCCTTTCTCGCTTTTAAAAGATGATGAGAGAAAAGATGCTACACAGATGACATTTACTCTGACATTAGAGCAGGGTGAGATAGTTAAGGCATGTATCACTGCTGCTATTAAGTCAGGCAAGATACCTGAAATAAGTGAGAATACTAACCGTAATGGTAATGCTCTATTTCTGATATGCAGTGAGTGGTCTAATGACCTCAGCTAAAGAACTGCGTATCGAGGGTATAGGTGTTAAGGATGCAAACGCATTTGTTAGACAGCATCATTACTCAGGCAAAGTCGATACCAGGTCACAGTTACATTTAGGTGTGTTCTGGGATGGTCGTTTAGAGGGTGTGATGCAGTTTGGTCCATCGATAGATAAGAACAAAAGTGTTGGGCTGGTAAGAGATACAAGATGGAACGGCTTCATCGAATTAAACAGGTTAGCGTTCACAGATCGTCTACCACGTAATAGTGAATCGCGTGCCATCAGTGTGGCTATGAAATTATTAAGAAAGAAAGCACCACATATCGAATGGTGTTTATCCTATGCTGATGGAACTCAGTGTGGAGATGGAACGATATACAGAGCCTCAGGATTTCACCTACTAAAAGTGACTCCTAATAAATCTATGTGGCGTATGCCAGATGGTGAGGTTATCTGCAAAATAGTTCTAGAGCCTGGGTTTAGTCCTCATGGATCACAGGAGAACACAGTGAAGTCGAGATATGGAAAGACTGGCACTGAAACATCCACATCATTTCTGAAACGCATAGGTGCAGAATGCTTAGGTGGTTTCCAGCTAAAATATATTTATTTTCTTAACCCTGCTGCGCGTGACCGACTAACTGTGCCTGTATTACACTATGATGAGATTAAGAAGCAAGGCGCACAGATGTACAAAGGTAATCGTGCCTAGTAGATGTAGATAGCGACATACTGGTCCATCCAGACCAGGTAGGGCAGTGCAAATCTGACCACTAGGCTCCAAACTTATTAGAAAGCAAAACATGACAAACAGAGGTAGACCACCTAAACCTATTGAGCAGAAAAGGCTTACAGGTAACCCAGGTAAAAGACCATTACCTACTGAGGGCTCGCTTGTTTTATTACCATCTATGTATGAAGTGCCTGAACCACCTAGACCATTAGTCACAGATGCTGCTAGAGGTATGTGGGATCGTGTCTGGACTATGGGTCAGACATGGCTGAGTCCACAGACAGATATCGAATTATTACTGATGACATGCGAGATGATAGACGAAAGATGGAACTTAAGAATTAAAGTATTAACTGATAACAGACCAGAAGAAAGAAAAGGGCTAAGAGATTTAGAGCGACAGCTGGTCGCTAACTTATCTTTATTAGGCTTCACACCTACTGACAGATCACGACTAGGTGTAGCTGAGGTAAAGAGAGTATCTAAAATAGAGGAACTGCGTGAGCGCACAAAAGCAAACAGGATCGTGGCCACCGAAGTGGCTGACTCCGATTCCAGCATCAAACCTATCAGCGAGTAGAGGACACGAAGTCTCAGACTTCATTAACGCTCTATGTATCCAAACTAAGGACACTGTAGCTGGTAGAGCTGGTGAGCAAATTGTTCTAAGGAACTGGCAGAACGAGTTACTGACTCACATCTTTGCAGTGAGAGAAGATGGGCATTTACGTCATCGAACAGCCCTAGTCGGTATGGCACGTAAAAATGGTAAATCAGCTATGTCATCAGGTATCGCACTGTGGGGTTTATTCATGGGGGAGCCCGGGTCAGAGATTTACAGTTGTGCTGCTGATAGAGATCAGGCACGCATCGTGTTCGGTGATGCTAAGAGAATGATTGAGGCTGAGCCTGAGATGATGGAGCAGGCAAAGTTATATAGAGATGCGATAGAAATACCAGCATTAGGATCGGTTTATCGGGTGCTCTCATCTGAGGCTTTTACTAAAGAGGGACTCTCACCCACGCTAGTTGTGTATGACGAACTACATGCTGCACCTAATCGTGAACTCTTTGACGTTATGACATTAGGTATGGGTGCTAGACGTGAACCTCTTATGCTCGCAATAACCACAGCTGGAGTTAAGACAGATCAAACAGGTCAGGACTCAGTGGCATATAACTTATATCAGTACGGTCAGCGAGTGGCTAAAGGTGAACTGGTAGACGACTCATTCATGATGGCGTGGTGGGAAGCACCTATAGATGCCAACCATCGAACACCTGAGACATGGGCTATGGCAAATCCAGCATTCGGTGATCTTAACAGTGTCGAGGACTTCGAGTCAGCTGTAAAACGTACACCTGAGTCTGAGTTCAGGACTAAGAGAACAAACGCCTGGGTTTCTAGCAGTCAAGCATGGTTACCATCAGGAGCATGGGAGTTAAGAAACGAAGATAGACCTGTAGACCCTGACACTGAGGTAATTCTTGGCTTTGATGGTTCCTTTTCAGGTGATGCATCGGTCATCATAGGTGTAACAGTGGAAGAAAATCCTCACGTGTTCATGGTGAAAGCGTGGGAGAAACAAGTGACAGACCGAGACGATTGGCGCGTTGATACACAGGAAGTGGAACAGGAAATAATCGACGCTTGCTCTAGATATAAAGTACGCGAGATAGCATGCGACCCATTTAGATGGCAAAGATCTATGCAGGTACTTCAAGATATGGGACTACCGATTGTGGAGTGGCCATCTACATCTGCTGCTCGCATGATTCCAGCATGTGCAAAGTTCTATGATGCAGTGGTTCAAGAAAAATTAACTCATGATGGAAATCCATTACTGGCACGTCATATCTCTAATGCAGTCATAAAGACCGATAGACTAGGTCCAAGGATTGTGAAAGAACACAGAGGATCGCCACGCAAGATAGATGCCGCAGTTGCTAGTATCATTGCATTTGATAGAGCAACTACATCACATGTCGATGCAGAGCAACCTGTCCCAGAATTTTACATGTAGGGAGTTACATTGTCAGCCACACTCGTTCAGGCATTAGGTTTAATAACTATCTCAGCTGGTATCGGCTGGATATTTCCACCAGCAGGCGTAGTCGCTTTAGGTATAGGAATAATTTTATTTGGTATAGCAATCGAACGTGGTAAATAATGTTGGCTAATTTGTTCGGTAACTCAGAGAACCGTAATATCTCATTTCAGTCCATATGGGGAGCTGGTGACACCTTTGCATTTACAACAGAGGCTGGCACACCAATAGATGAAAACACAGCGATGCGCATTAGCGCATTTTATTCCTGCGTTCTACTTATCTCAGACACCATATCAACACTTCCACTAGATGCTTATATCAGACGTGATGGCAATCGAGTTCCATACAGACCAAGACCAGACTGGGTGATGACCCCAGATGTTGATTTATTAAGATCCGAGCATTACCAACAGGTACTCGTATCACTCCTACTAGACGGTAACGCATTCATTCGTATCTATCGTGATAGCAGAGGCGATGTAGCAAATCTTGTAGTACTAGACCCTATGCGTATCACTGTGCGCAGAAACCCAGCTACACGTGAAATCGAATACGTATTCGATAACGCTGAAGCAGGTGTCGTATCCAAAGATGACATGATTCATATAACAGAAATGCGTAAGCCTGGAGCATTACGTGGACTATCACGTGTATCAGAATTAAAAGATAATCTTGGTCTGGCATCAGCACTGCAATCATTTGCAGCACGCTTCTTCGGTCAAGGTGCAACAGTGCAGGGCATTATCGAGTTTCCTGGTAACTTAACACGCGAGCAAGCCACTAATCTGCGCGATAACTTTGACATCTCACATAAAGGCTACAGGAAAGCACACAAGACTGGCGTTCTATCTGGTGGAGCAAAATACACTAAGACTGGAACAGCACCTGATGAAGCACAAATGCTGGAGTCACGTAAGTTAGCCATCGAAGAAATTGCAAGAATGTTCAGAGTTCCACCTCACATGATCGCCATAACAACCCCGGGCGCTATGAGTTACGCATCACTTGAACAAAATAATATAAACTTCGTGGTGCATACACTTAGACCATACTTAGAAAAAATTGAACAGGCATACACAAGACTATTACCATCCGAAGCCTTTATTAAGTTCAACGTAGACGGCCTATTACGTGGTGATTACACAACACGTATTCAGGGTTACAGTATCGGACTTCAAGCAGGGTTTTACTCAGTTAATGATGTGCGCAGATTTGAGGATCTACGACCAGTAGAAGATGGTGACCAGTTCAGAGTTCCACTTGCAAATATAAACATTACAGACTCACAGGTAATAGAGCAGGCTAAGAAAGTTGAAATGGCTCAGCGCCTAGTCTTTGCAGGTTACGACCCAGCACAGGTATTAAAAGCATTAGAGTTACCAGCTATCGCTCACACAGGTCTGCCATCTACACAACTACAACAGGTAGTGCAGATAGATCCAGAAAATCCTGAATCAGTTTACGAGGTCAAATAGTGTCTTTAATAACTGGACAGACTTCAGTCGGTACTGCTGTAGTTAAAATTGCAGGTAATTATGGTTACGCAACCACATTACATATGCATTTAGCAGATAATACTGACAACGTGTATATAGGACCTGCTGACGTTACTACGTCTACTGGTCTTAAATTAGAAAAGCAAGACCATGTAGATATTCAGTTGGCACAAAATGATGCCATGTATGCAGTCGCTTCAGCGACAGGACCGTTCACAATTACATGGTTAGTCGAGGGTAAATAGTGCCATACTTTATTACTGACTCAGCAGCCGATTGTGCAGGATGGGCAACAATTAAAGAAGATGGCGAAGTTATCGGATGCCATACCACTAAACAGGCTGCGATAGATCAGATGATTGCAGTATCTATAGCTGAGGGTATGGAGCCTGGTGGTGAAAGAGCTGAACCTGGTGATTTATCTGTAGGTGACTTTGTTTCATGGGGTGCTTCTGGTGGTACAGCTAGAGGTCGTATCGTTCGTATCGTCAGAGACGGTGACATAAATGTACCTGATTCTACTTTTACTATTACTGGTACTGAGGATGACCCTGCAGCACTTATTAGAATCTATAGAGAAAATGATGAGGGATGGCAAGCGACTGATGTATTAGTCGGTCATAAGTTTTCAACACTTACTAAAATAAATGATTTACGGTCTATTAAGTTCTTACGAGTGCTACCAGATAATTACAGACCAGCATTAGCTGATGACGTACCAGATGGCAGAGCATGTGGTAACTGTTTCTTTTACGATGAGAATAATCAGAACGAGTCGGGTACTCGAGCATGGTGTGAGAAGTGGGATGAGTATGTAGATGGTGGGTATTACTGTAACGCCTGGCAACCTGATCAGGATGAACCTGACCTAGATGACGATATAACTCCTGAGATAGATGATGATATAGAAAATGACACAAGACAGGTTAATCTAACTCCACCTGCATACATGCGTGCTGCTGCTCGCAGAGGGTTAGAGCTGAATCGTCAGGGATTCGGTGGCGATGGTCTAACTGATAAGACTAAACAAGAAGCACGTGATATGGCTGATGGTCGAGTATCGGAAGATAAGTGGCGCAGAATCGCACCCTGGATAGCCAGACACATGGTCGATTTAGATGCACCATCTAACAGAAATCCTGATGACCCTGGTTACCCTGGAGCTGGACTGGTCGCACACCTTTTATGGGGTTCAGGTCCGAGCAAAGCATCAGCTACACGTGCAATGAATTATGCACAATCAATCATTGACCAGCTAGATAAAGCAGAACAGAACAGCAGATGGTCTAGTATCGCTATACAATTAGATAAAGATAAAGAGGATAAGAGCATGACACCAAAAGTAGAACGCAGAATAAAGACTGACGTGGACTTCGAGATAAGACTCGAACCCGATACTAAAGATGGCATGCGTTTCACAGGCTATGCTGCAGTATTTGACAGCAACTCTGAACCATTACCTTTTATCGAACGCATCGTACCTGGAGCATTTAAGCGCTCACTCAAGGCACGTAATGAAATTAAAATGTTTGTGAATCATAATATGGATATGGTCTTAGCATCCACTAGAGCCAAAACTCTTAGACTTACTGAGGACTCTAAAGGATTACTAGCTGAGGCAGAATTACCTGACACCTCTTATGGTCGAGATTTATCAGTCCTAATGAAACGTGGAGATGTGCATGCGATGTCATTTGGTTTCTCTGTGCCTAAGAAAGGTGACAGATGGTCAGATGATGGCACGACTAGAGAATTACTAGATATCAGACTGCATGAAGTATCTATCGTCACAGGCTTTCCAGCCTACGAAGCGACTACAGCATCTGTGAGAACACTCGAAATAGTCGCATCTAGAACTAACACAGATCCAGACAAGTTAGCTGATGCGCTTCTTAAATTAGAATCAGGTGAAACATTGAACGCTGAAAATGCTGAACTTATCACTGAGGTCGTTACAAAATTGAGAGACGACAAGCCATTACTAGGTTCATTTAATAATCTAGATATCAAGCGCAAGCAATTAGACCTAGTCTACAAGGCTCTCTAATGAATAGAGAACAGGTAAAACAGACCATACTTAAAACAGCTGGATATCCAGAATCAGGTGCTATCAAAGACATCGCAGATGCGTTAGCTGATGCCATTATTAAAATAGATGAACCTGAGATTAAGAAGTACGAACCAGTCAAAGAGACTAGAGTCGTAGGAAGTAACGAAGTACGCTAAATCTGAGATAAGATATCTCTAGATAGTTGCGTGGATGCCACCACTATCTGTCCTGTCGTGTGAGCCACGCAGAAATGTATTACAACCCTATTAAACAAAAGGACACTAAATGTCATTGGATTATATTAAACAACAACACGAAGCAAGAAATCGTGCTTGGGAAGAAGCCAAAGCGCTTCTAGATTCTGCAGCAGCAGAAAATCGCGAACTAACAGCAGATGAAAACACTAAATATGAAAACATCTCAGCTGACCTAGATCGCAGAGCACAAATCATCGAAACATTAAAAGCAGATGCTGATCGCGAAGTTCGTGCAGCAGAAGCAATGAGAGG